CTCGTATCGGTCGGTGCCCAAGATGTGTACATCACAGGCGACCCACAAGTCTCGTTCTTCAGACAAAACTATAAACGTCACACCAACTTCGCAATTAAACCAGAACGCCTCGATTATATCGGTACGTTTGGTTCGGGAAACGAAGTTTCCATCCCAATTAAATCCAAGGGAGATCTTTTAAGCTATATATGGATCGAAGGTACAGACATCAACAATAAGGATGATGTTGGAAGTATATATAATTACAACGATATAACTTCACCAACCGAATTTTCACTTTGGGTAGGCGGTCAAGAAGTTTCCAAATTAGATTCAGGATTCATCAATAGTGCACACGCCGCTCTTTATAACACTACACAAGCTAAAGCTTCTGCGTGGGCCAGTTGCGACGATAAAGGTGAAAACTCGTCGGACCATTCCTACGTTATCCCATTCTTCTTCAGTGAAGATTGGACCAAATCTTTACCCCTCGTCGGTCTCCAATACCACCAAGTTGAAATCAGAATCAAGTGTAGAAACGGTACATTTACACCAGGGTCTACACCAAAGGTATATGGTTCATACATCTTCCTCGACACAGAAGAGCGCGAATTCTTTGCTAAAACAGAACATGAGATACTTATCACACAAACACAATTCCAGCCAATGACTGGTACGGAACAAACCATCGATCTTACGTACTTTAACCACCCCGTTAAGGCCGTACACATTGCCGCGTTTGGTACATCCGCGGGCTATACATTCGGTTCAGGAGGTAGTGCGTCCATGTTTATTAACGGTACACCACTCTTCGAAGACATGTCTCTCGAATATCACCGTAAAGTTGTTCCAACCAGACATTGTTCGTACTTCCCACCAGGGGCAAAAGACGAACCAATTGCGACATGGCCATTCGCACTCACTATAGATAAATCACAACCAACAGGTACATTGAACTTTTCGCGCATAGACAGTGCTAAAATAACAATTTCTAAGGCCCCAGTAATAGCCAATATAGACTTTATTCGCGCGTATGCGGTCAACTATAACATTCTCAGGATTAAGAATGGTATGGGTGGCGTCGCATTCGGTAATTAATGTATTATTTAACCAGATGAACCAAATCCTCTATTAGCACGCATAGTCTTTTGCAATTCATTCACCTCCTCGATAAGAGGTGTCAAACACTTTTCTAAAATTAACTGAGCAATCTTATCACCCTTTTTAATTTCGAACGGAACCGATCCGAGATTAAATAGGCAAACTTTCAATTCACCCGTATAATCAGGATCAATCACACCCGCACCAACATGGATCCCATATTTTACAGTTAGTCCCGATCTCGGTGCTATGCGTCCATAACATCCCATAGGAATAGTCGCACACACACCCGTACTTACAATATCCCTGGAATTTGGTTGAATACACAAGTCATTTAAACTGTATAAATCGTACCCAACAGAACCCGGGGAAGCGCGCGTTGGTAAAGTCGCATCTAGCGTTAATCGTTTAATTTGAAGTGTTTCTTCAGAAGACATTTTTATTTATATTACACTCTTTTTCTTTATGTCATTAAAAATAAATAAATAAATTAATATAAACATTTAAGACTATAAAATCGTAAAATGAGTCTGAAAATTATTATGGGAAACATGTTTTCAGGTAAAACTACGGAACTTGTCAGGCGCTTGAAAAGGTATGAAGTTATAGGGAAACGTATACTCGTCATAAACTCGAGTAAAGATACACGGTGTTTTGAACACGTTCTACGAACACACGATAATATGAAATTTGATTGTATAAAAACAGATGACCTAAACGAACTCAATTACCAAGACGTTGATGTAATAGCCATAGACGAAGCGCAGTTTTTTATAGGGTTAAAAGTTTTTGTAGAAAAAGTACTCAAACGTGGTAAAACCGTAATTTTAACAGGTTTAGATGGTGATTATAAACAAAGGAAAATAGGTGAGATCATAGATTGTATACCACTCGCAGATAAAGTTTTTAAATTATCTGCGATGTGCATGGAATGTATGGATGGTACACACGGGCCATTCACGAAACGTATTGTTGATAATACAGAAACAGAACTCATAGGTGGTAAAGAAATGTATAGAGCCGTGTGTCGAAAACATTTATAAATATATTTTCTCAGTGTAACTCAAATGGAACCAACAGTCTCAGTAAAAAATTCGTCATTAACAGATACACAAATAGCACTGCTCACAATACCAACAATAACAGTGATTACACTCGCTGTTCTTATTCTATTGAATAAAACGATGAGAAAAAACCCATTCGCGTATATTTCACTATTTTTATCAGGTATTCATTTATACCACCATTACACACTTATCGGTCTACAAAATAAACATTAGATACATAAAGTAATAATACGTGTATTGTATAAAACATGTTTATGATAGAAGAACCTTATGGTTTATCACAATTTCAATGCTGGTTAATATCACTCACTCTCGGTATTGTGTTAATAAAAAGAAAAAGTCGTGGTGAAAATTATATACAAATCACCGAACAAGATTTATAAAATTTCTTACTATATAATAAATGCGCGTTCATTTGAAAAAAAGCCCCAGAATCGATAAAAAGTTTAGAGTTACTTTTGAAAATGGGAGAATAGTTGATTTTGGCGCACGAGGGTATTCAGATTATACAATACATAAAAACCCAATACGAATGCGTTCTTACGTAACACGTCATGGAGGGTACGTACCATATATGGTACAAAAACAAACCAATAAGAAACTAATACACGAAAATATGCTCGATGTTACTCGAAGCGATAAAGAAAACTGGGGTAAAACAGGTTTTTATACCGCGGGGTTTTGGTCGAGATGGCTTTTATGGAGTCACCCAGAATTAAAAGATGCTAAACAATTACTAACTAAGAAATTTGGTTTAACTTTTGTTTAATACCTCGTCGTTTAAGATTTGCTTTTAAAGCTGTCATTAAATTTGCGCGTGGATCTCTTTTAGTTGGAACTGGTGGTGCCTGTGGTACACGTTTAGGTGGAACTGGTGGTGCTGGTGGAATAGATGGTTTTTGTTTAGATAATGGTGTAACAGGTTTACTCACTTTAGGTGTAGAACCCGAACTCAATTCCTTAAACAATGATTTACACGTACGTAAAAGTTTTTTCGTTTCACGAACCTGAATTTCCAAAGCCGGTGCCTGACGTCTTTGAATTTTCATTCTGAGTTCCTTCTCCGTCAAGGGTATACGTTTACCCTTAATTTTTTTAGTTACGCGAAGACCAAGTCTTTTAGCCTCTGTTTTTAACGAATCGATCTTCATTTATATTACTCAATATTTTTTGTTTGATTAATATAATTGGATTGCGAAAAATAATTAACCTTCGACTGTATCTTCATCGTCACTTTCCTGTCCCATCACATCTATACGTTTCTTCGTATCATTCGCGAGAAACCCGGAAAGTACTGAACATACAGAACACAAAAAGAACGCAAAAGCGGCTGAATATGGATTAAATTTACCTTTTTGAATAGTTAATATAGAACCACACATCGTAGATAATATACATGCTAATGTAATACCAACGGATTCAATCGATAAAAGATCGTCCTTAGCCATTGTCTATTACTACTTTTATATTAGAAAAAATTATCTGTTCTATACATCTTTGCCTGGAATGCACCCGTTTGTCCTAAAACCGAAACGGATTCATTACCATAAAATTCTGGACACCCAATATCTTCCATACAATCACGCGCTTCGTGTGTTACTGGAAGCGAATACATTTGGTCACCCGGTGTTGTCGTATAATAATGGTACCTATCGCGTCTACCACGAACTTCTTTACCGTACAAGGGTAAAGTTTCATCGTCGTTACCAACTAATATACCCATTTGTTGAACGTGTCCTGGTTTGTATTCTTTTATAGGTGGTTCCCGGTATTCTTTTTGTGTAGGAATTCTCACTGGAACACGAACTGGAACAGCAACTCGAACTGGAACCTTTTCTTCTTTTTTTAAAATCACGGGATTATATAACTGATATACAACCACGGCAATAAGTACCGTTATGGTAAAAATCATGAGTTTACTTTTTGTCTTATTCTTCATTTATATGTACCAATATTATATTATTTTACGATACGTCTTTTCAATTCGTGAAGTGGACTCAAATCAACTCTGTTTAATCTAAATTGTACGAGTAACCATAAAAAGAATAAGAGACTCTTTAATAAATTGTTAGCTGCAGTATCATCCATCTTATATATAGGTCCAACGACGCGTCCAAAAAAGGTTTCTTCTTTTTTGTTTCCTGTAACAACCATTTCCATTTGTGTTAATGCGCACGTATCATCGTTAACTGACCAATGAAAGAATATAAATGGTACTAAAATGGAATAAAATTCAAGGTTTTGTTTATTCTTCATGAAAGGAACAACGATCATTGTTATCAAAAACAGTAAGTGAATGAAGAATATAATATTCATATCTATTAGTATGAACGAAGAAAAGAAATTGCCAAAGATTTGGCACCCCCAACAGGAAAAGATACTTAAGGCCTGGGGAGAAGCAGCTGCATGTTATAGATACATGCATTATCAGGCGTACTGTTCATACAAAAATCAGAGTATGAAATTTACAATACCACTTATTATAGTAAGTACAATCACGGGTACGGCAAACTTTGCGCAAGAAACTTTCCCACCTACTGTACAACCGTTCGTTCCATCCGCAATTGGTGGTTTGAATCTTATTACGGCTATAGCGACCACTATAATGCAATTCCTTAAAATTAATGAACTCATGGAAGGTCATCGCGTTGCTTCAGTACAATACGGTAAAGTGTCGAGAACTATTCGTCTCGAATTAACATTACCACTCTCGGAAAGAACACAAAATGGTACAAATATGATAGAAAATATGCGTGCAGAATACGACCGTTTAATAGAACAGTCACCAAACGTACCAAAATATATAATAGACGCGTTTGAAAAAGAATTTCCAGATGATAATGTATTTTTCAAACCAGAGATTATGCATATTCAACCAATAACACCGTTTAAAGCTATAGCGGAAAATACAATAATGACTAAATTGAAAGATGCTGTAGGTGGTACGGCAAAAAGAGAACTTAAAAAAGAGCTCGATGATATACGAGGTAACGTAAATTCTGCTAAAAAAACAATAAAATCTGATATAGAAGGTAAACAACAACGTATAAATGAAATATCAGATTTAAAAGATAAAGGACTCGTGAGTTTAAAAGGTGATCTTATGAAAGAATTGAGACGTAGAACCGAACTCATGGAAGTAGTAACTGAAATACCTAAAGACGAGTCTGAAACTACAGAATCAACGAAAGACGATTCGAAAGATAAGCGATCATAATAAACATGGTTAAGTTAAAGAATCCGATACATAGTATATAAGGAGTAATTTTCTTTTTTAAAGGATCTATTACACGCTTTTGGAGAATATCATTATCCAATATAATATCTAAAGCTTGATTAGTAAGATCATCTTCGTCACCTGACATGGATTCCTTTGTTATTGTAAAAAAAGAAAAAAAGAAAAGATATATTTCGATACACGATAAGGAAATAAGTCTATTAAAAAAATATATAGAATCTGGTAAAAACGTTTTTCTATGTGGACCATCGGGTTGTGGTAAAACTTTCATTATTAATCAGGTTTTAGACGAATCAAATGGTATCGAAATATGGGACGAACCTTTACAGAAAAAGGATATATTCATGAGTACAATAAAAATTTCAGATATGTATAGTTACATAGAAGATTATGATATAGATATGTACAAATATAAATCAATAATTGAAAGTGTTTCTGAAGGTGAAAATATAACTAAAAAACCATTGATCGTAACATCTAAAAGTATTTACTTCATGGATAACTTTACCACTATGATAGTTACTAAAAAAAGCCCCGGGGAAATAATGAAACTAAAACCTACACACACAAATTGTTCTGTAGCTGCACACAAATGTTCGGGTAATATTTATAACTTTTTTAGTTATTTAGAATTTCCATACGAAAAAGATATTTTTAAAACACCAAAGGATATTATTAACGACGTTTTGTGTAACGATGAAAATATTGATATAACAGATTCTTTACACGAACATGGTCATGTTTGGTCAGCTATTCAGGAAAATTATATAGATGCGATAGACGATAACGCCGAAAAAATAACAAATTCAATAACAAACGCAGATGTATACGACGTGGAAATGTATAAAGGTGATTGGGAC